GCTTTTGTTAGAACTACTCTTGTTGGTTTATCAAGAGAAGAAGATCCTATTAGTCCTATTGATACTGGATTTTTTGCTTCAAGTTGGACAGTTGGCAGAACAAGACCTAGACCAAAAGATAAAAGAGAAGATTTCAATCCGTGGAAAAATATAAAAGCTACAAGAAAAGGAGATAAATCTCAACAAGCAAAAGTTGAACCTAGATTTATAGATAAAATAAAATATAATTTTAAAATTTATGAAAAAATATATATTGGTAATACAGCTAAGTATGCTGCTTATGCTTTAGCTTCTCCTCGTCAAAAAATTAATTTATTTATACAAAGTGATATTAAGAATACAATAAATCAAATATTTAAAGATAAGAAATCAAAAATTCTTCTTGGTTCTGAGTCAGTTCAAGGAGGTAAGGGTATTGGACAATTTGCTGATCCAAGTAGAAGTTTTGTTGGTTATAAAAATGTTTCTGATATAGCTAATCAATGACTTTAGTAAACACCAGAGCAGCTTTTGAAAAAGCAGTAACAGATGCAGTTGCAGGAGTAGACGCTACTGTTGAAATGGTATATGACAACATGGTCTATAAAACACCAGGTAAGACTAAAAAATACATTATTATGTCTGTTGATTTTGGACAAGCAACACAACAAACTCAAGGTGCTGCACAAGATTTTTATTCTGGTGTAATTAGATGTAATATTTATGTTCCAAGAGGTAAGGGCACTTCTGTTTTATCTTCATTAGGAGAAGCTGTTATTGATGGACTTACTTCTGTAAATGCTTCAAATTATACTGATACATTTAATTGTTCTCCAAGAGTTGCTGATATATCAGGTATTGTTCCTATTGATATAGATGACTCTTCACACTTTCTTGGCTTAATATCTTGCCAATTTACCGCAAACGCTTAGTATACTAATAATAGCTACATATTAACATGACAAGAGCAGTTGATCTTTTAAAAAACAAGTTTGGAGTTTCTCAACTTTATAAACACGATGTAATTAAAAATAATGAGGTTATTCTTTCTGTTTATTGGCATCCTTTAACTCTTGCAGAGAGAGAATCAATTACTAAAAAATCAGATACTAATGATCCAAATGATTTTGCATTAGCTCTTATGATTCAAAAATCATTAGATAAAGATGGTGCAAGACTTTTCCAAGATGGAGATAAGGCTTCATTAAGAAGAGAAGTCGAAGCAAATATATTACAAGAAATACAATTAGCCATGATTGAAGCTGGACAAACCAGAGGAGTTGAAGAGGCTAAAGCCGAATTAAAAAGCTAATAATGATTGGCAATTTATATTTTCATTAGCAAAAGAATTAGGAAAAACTGTTGCTGAACTTTCAGAAACTTTAACTGTAGAAGAAATGATAGGTTGGGCTGCTTATGCAGAAATTGAACATGAAGAATTAAAAAAACAACAAGAACAAGCACAACGATCTAGTGCTTTACGAGGTAAAAAGAGGTAATATAGAGAAAATGTTTTAATTTTTATATCAAGTGGCTAATTATAATATTGATATTGGTGTAAAAGTACAATCTCAACAATTAGATCAACTTAATAAAAAACTTAAATCTACAGAAACTTTAATAAATAATGCAAATAAATCAATAAAAAATTATCAAAAAGGTAATCTTGAACTTGTAAAAAGTATTAATGGAGTTAATACAGTATTAAATCAAGCTAGTAAAAATTTTAGAGAAGTTGCAGTAGGTACACCACAAGCTACGAGAGCAGCTAAAGAATTTGTCAAAGCTGAACAATTAGTAAATAAAACTTTAGCTGAACAAGAAAAACTATTAGAAAATACCCGAAGAAAACAACAAGGTAAGGAATTTACCATGGGTTTAAGAAGTAAAGGATTTAAAAAAAATCAAATTAAACAAAGCGATGGTAGTTTTATAAATCAAAGAAGAGCAGAATTACAAATTATAAATAGAGCAGCTACTTTAGAAGATCGTATTAATCAAACTCTTGCAAAAAGAGGAAAAATTTTAAGTGCGAATGGTAAACAAATAATAAATAATAATAAGGCTAGAAATGCAGGAGTAAAAAGAGGAAATGCAGGTAATCTTGCTAGTAGTGCAATCATTGGTGGAGCTTTTCCATTATTGTTTGGACAATCAGGTACAGCAGCAGTTGGTGGTGCAGTTGGTGGTGCAGCAGGTGGTCTTATTGGTGGTCAATTTGGATTTGCTTTATCTATTCTTGGAACAGCGATTGGACAGTTTATTGATGAACAAGACAAATTAGATAGATCTTTGTCAAAAATTAGTAGATCATTTATAAATGCTGGAAATTCTGCTGGTTTTACAAGAGAAAGTTTTAATAACTTGAGAAAAACAACAAAAATGACGAAAGATGAAGTTCTTGGTATTGCTTCAGCGTTTGCACGATTTGGAGAAGCAGGTGAAGCTGCTGCTTTTATATTTGGTGATAATCCTCAAACTTTTAAAAATTTAGCTGCTATGAATAACACTAAAACTCTTATGACAGCAATATTAGACGAACAAAATGGTTTAAATATTGAACAACAAATTCAATTATTGCAAGAAGCCAAAATAACAAGTTTTAAAGATATGCAATTAAAAGTTAATCGTTTAATTTTAGAAGAAAATTATAAAAGAGAATTGGCAGAAGCAAGACAAATTTCAAATCAAGATAAAATATTAGATTTTATGAAACAATATTATAAGTTGCTTATTCTTACAACAGGATTTCAACCTGGTGCAGTATTTGACAAAATTTTTAAGGGAATATTTCAAAAAGATAAACTTGAAGAAGAATTACAAGCTGTTGAAGATATGGTTGAAAAAGTATTTCCAGATATATTTAACACTTCAGCAGAAAACGCAGAAATAGCAGCAGCAGAAATTACAAAATATTATGAGAAATTGTTTGATGCGTTACCAGAACTTCAAGACCTAATCTCAGACTTAAATCTTCAAGTAGAGGGAATGAGTTATAGTATTCCGTCTGCAATAGATTCAGTATCAGCAGAACTAAGAAAGTTAATGAGTGTAGGTTATATGGTTACAACCACAGCAGATACTATAGGAAGTGCTTTTGGAGAATCGTTTAAAGGAATAGTAAAAGGATCAATGACAGCACAAGACGCTTTAAGAAATCTATTTCAACGTACAGCAGATGCGTTTTTGGATATGGCTGCACAGATGATTGCAAAACAAATACAAATGCAAATATTAGGGATTGGATTGAAATTCTTTGGAGGAGCAAGTGGTAACACTGATCATTTCTCAAGTCTTAATTTAACCGCAGCAGAACCAGGTGAAGTTACATACAAAAATTTTGAAAAGTTTGCTAATGGTGGTAGACCTCCTATTGGCAGACCTTCAATCGTAGGAGAGAGAGGTGCTGAATTATTTGTTCCTGACAGAGCAGGAACTATTATTCCAAATCATCAATTAGGTGGTTCTACAAATATCGTAGTTAATGTAGATGCCTCTGGTTCTTCTGTTGAAGGAGATGAAGAACAAGGTAGAGAACTTGGCCGTATGATTTCAGTTGCTATACAATCGGAATTAATTAAACAAAAACGACCAGGAGGTATGCTCGCATAATGGCTACGTTTCCTTCAATAAAACCTACATACGGACAACAAAAAAGATCCGCACCAAATACCAGAACAATTCGTTTTGCTGATGGGTTTGAACATAGAATATTATTTGGATTAGCAGAACATCAAAATCCTAAAGTTTATAATTTTACTTTTAATGTTTCTGAAGTGGAAGCAGATGAAATAGAAACCTTCCTTGATGCCCGTGCAAACGACAGTGATAGCTTTGATTTTACTGCTCCTGGAGAATCTAGTGCACAGAAATTTGTTTGTGAGGTATGGGATAAGTCTATACCTTATAACAATAGAGCTACAATACAGGCAACATTTAGAGAAGTATTTGAACCATGAGTACTGCTCCGATTATTACTGATCTACAAAAGATCAATCCTTCAGCAATAATTGAATTATTTACATTAACAACTGATGCAACTTTGCATGGTTCTGCACAAACTTATAGATTCCATAATGGAACGAGTTTAAATGCTAACGGAGATGTTACTTGGGCTGGTAATCAATATGTAAAAATGCCAATACAGGCAGAAGGTTTTGCTTTTCAAAAAGGTCAACTTCCCAGACCGACTTTGACTATCAGTAATGCTCTTGGAACTATTACAGCTATTTTGTTAAATGTAAATCAGGTAACAACAGGAAATGATTTGACGGGTGCTACTGTGACAAGGATCAGAACTTTGGCACGTTATCTTGATGCTGTTAATTTTCCAGGTGGTACAAATCCATTAGGAACACCAGACCCTACAGCCGAGTTTCCTCAAGAAATTTATAAAATAGATAGAAAATCATCAGAAAATAGAGAAGTTGTTTCTTTTGAATTAGCTGCTGTTTTTGATCTTGCTGGTATTCGTGCACCCAAAAGACAATGCACTAGAACAGAATTTCCTTCGATTGGTACGTTTATAGCATGACTTGGAAAGAAGAAGCACTTGTTCATGCGAAAGACCAAGATCCTAAAGAGTCTTGTGGTTTATTGTTAAATATTCGAGGAAAACAAAGA